TTGACAAATCTCTAATATTTGCTTGTGATACATCCAAATTAATGATTGACGCATTCACCGCTGATAAGTCCCTTACAAATATCTTATTGCTTGACAAATCTCTAATATTTGCTTGTGATACATCCAAATTAATGATTGACGCATTCACCGCTGATAAGTCCCTTACAAATATCTTATTGCTTGACAAATCTCTAATATTTGCTTGTGATACATCCAAGTTAATAATTGAAGCATTAACTGCTGATAAATCTCTAACATCCAGCCTTATTATTGAAACATTAATAGCTGATAAATCTCTAACAAATATCTTATTACTACTGAGGTCTTTGATATTCGCACTAGACACATCCAAATTTATGATTGAGACATTCACTGCTGATAAATCTTTTACAAATATCTTATTACTACTGAGGTCTTTGATATTAGCACTAGACACATCCAAGTTTATGATAGAAGCATTCACTGCCGATAAATCTCTAACAAATATCTTATTACTACTGAGGTCTCTAATATTTGCTTGAGATACATCCAAGTTAATAATAGAAGCATTCGTCGCAGATAAATCTCTAACAAATATCTTATTACTTGATAAGTCTTTTATATTTGCCTGTGATACATCAAGATTATTTAATGATAAATCGTGAGTCCATTTTATTCCATTAGATGTTCCTATTAATATACTATTATCACTTCCATCACTTCCAAAGATATCTATTATATATCTCATTCTTGCCGTTCCAGATACATCTAGCAAATATGAAGCTGGTCCATATGTTCCTATACCGACATTACCTAAATTATTATTATATATATCAGTTCCTGTTAAAGTCCAATAATTTGTTCCACTGCCACTGGCTGATATATCACCATACACTATTTCCTTAGTTGTTTTATTGTAATATAGAGCTTGGGTTATACCATTAATATTACGTATAGGTGCTATAAATAAGCCGCTAGCATCAGTGTTAGGTAAATCCGTATTAGTAGCATTGATTATAATTGAGTTAGCAAATTGATTTGTTCTACCTGCCAAATTACCAATAGCGATTGAGTTAGCTCCCATATTTGTATGACCTGCTTGATAACCTATTGCTATAGCTCCGGATTGCTCGCCTGATATTCCCGCTTCATAACCTATTGCTATCGCATATGAACCCATATTATAGTCACCAGCACGTCTTCCATATCTTATATTGTCTGTCTGTATTCTCGTTTCACCGGATACATCAAATAGGTAATTAACATATGCTGATACATTTAGACCAAATGTACCGCTCACATCTAAATTGAAGTTAGGATTGACTCCTAAACCTAATCTATCCAATCCAGGATTATATATGAGTTTCTGTGTATCTACTCTTAACTTTTGATAACCACTATTGTCCGCAAATAGTAAATAACAAGTTCTATCATCATTTGTATCTATAATATTGATACTCGCATCTATTCGTCCTGCTATAATTTCTTTAACAGTCAAACTGGAAATATCCGCATTAATGATAGAAGCATTCACTGCCGATAAATCTCTAACAAATATCTTATTACTACAGAGGTCTCTAATATTTGCTTGAGATACATCTAATCTAATGATTGAAGCATTCACTGCTGATAAATCTCTAACAAATATCTTATTGCTTGACAAATCTCTAATATTTGCTTGAGATACATCCAAATTAATAATTGAGGCATTTACTCCTGATAAGTCCCTTACATATATCTTATTACTTGACAAGTCTTTTATATTTGCTTGAGACACATCTAAATTAATAATTGACGCATTCACTGCGGATAAATCACGCACAAATATCTTATTACTTGACAAATCTCTAATATTTGCTTGTGATACATCCAAATTAATGATAGATGTATTGACTGCTGATAAATCCCTAACATCAAGTCTTGTTATTGATACATTTACGGCGGATAAGTCTCTAATAAATATCTTATTACTTGATAAGTCTCTAATATTCGCTTGTGACACGTCCAAATTTATGATGGAAGCATTCACTGATGATAAGTCTTTTACAAAAATCTTATTGCTTGACAAGTCTCTAATATTTGCTTGAGAAACATCTAAACTATTCAAACTAATATCATTTGTATATCTAATTTCATCCGTATCTGTATTGTATGTTAAAATAAAATTTTCTCTACCTTGTCTAATAGGTGCTATAAATAAACCACTAACATCCATACTACTTAAATCTAAACCAGTCGCATTTATTATTATTGAGTTTGAAGATTGACTTGTTTGACCTGCTTTATACCCTATTGCTATACTATAAGTCCCTTGATTAGTATAACCGGCATATCCACCGATTGCTATACCATCTAAACTTTGATTATAATATCCCGCATTATTACCTATGGCAATAGCTTCAACACCTTGATTAGTTTGTCCCGCCATTCGCCCTATAGCTATAGCGTTATCACTTTGATCCTTATAACCAGCTTGAGTTCCTATAGCAATCGCACTATTCTTTTGAGATATATAACCGGATCTATAACCAATAGCTATACTATTACCACCTTGCTTATCATTACCACTTTGATAACCTATTGATATAGCATTATTTGATTGGTCATATTGACCCGCATAATATCCAAATGCTATAGCACCGGTTCCTTGACCTGATATACCTGCTTGACGACCAATCGCAACCGCATCAACACGTTGATTAGTAGCACCGGCATAGTCACCAATAGCTATAGAATAACTTGCTTGATTTAGATGTCCTGAATTATATCCTATAGAAATACTTCTTGTTCCTTGATTATCTGAGCCAGCCTGATATCCTATTGCTATCGCATATGAACCCATATTTATATCACCCGCACGTCTTCCATATCTTATATTGTCTGTCTGTATTCTCGTTTCTCCTGAGACATCAAATAGATAATTAGCATATGCTGCTACATTGAGACCAAATGAACCACTAACATCTAAATTGAAGTTTGGATTAACTCCTAAACCTAATCTATCTAATCCTGGATTATATATGAGTTTCTGTGTATCTATTCTCAATTTCTGGTAACCACTATTATCAACAAAAGTTATATAGCAAGTCCTGTTATCATTTGTATCTATAATATTGATACTAGCATCTATTCGTCCTGCTATAATTTCTTTAACAGTCAAACTGGAAATATCCGCATTAATGATTGAAGCATTCACCGCAGATAGGTCTCTAACGAATATCTTATTACTAGACAAATCTCTAATATTTGCTCTAGATACATCCAAGTTGATGATAGAAGCATTCACTGCTGATAAGTCTCTAACAAATATCTTATTGCTTGACAAATCTCTAATATTTGCTCTAGATACATCCAAGTTAATAATAGATGCGTTCACTGATGATAGATCTCTTACAAATATCTTATTGCTTGATAAATCTCTAATATTTGCTCTAGATACATCCAAGTTAATAATAGATGCGTTCGCTGCTGATAAGTCTCTAACGAATATCTTATTACTTGACAAATCTCTAATATTCGCTTGTGATACATCCAAGTTAATAATAGACGCATTCACTGCTGATAAGTCTCGTACAAATATCTTATTGCTTGATAAATCTCTAATATTTGCTCTAGATACATCTAAGTTAATGATTGAGGTATTCACTGCTGATAAGTCTCTAACAAATATCTTATTGCTTGATAAATCTCTAATATTCGCTTGTGATACATCCAAGTTGATTATAGAAGCATTCACTGCTGATAAATCTCTAAAACTTCCTTTAGATACGTCTAAATTTATAATGGATACATTAATAGCTGATAAGTCTCTCACAAATATTTTATTACTACTTAAATCTTTTATATTTGCTTGTGATACATCCAAGTTAATAATAGAAGCATTCACTGCTGATAAGTCTCTAACGAATATCTTATTACTTGATAAATCTCTAATATTTGCTTGTGATACATCCAAGTTAATAATAGAAACATTCACTGCTGATAAGTCTCTAACAAATATCTTATTACTTGATAGGTCTTTTATGTTTGCTTGTGATACGTCCAAATTAATAATAGAAGCATTCACTGATGATAAATCTCTAATATTCGCTGTATATACATCAAGATTAATGATAGATGCGTTCTCCGCTGATAAGTCTTTAACAAATATTTTATTACTTGATAAATCTCTAATATTCGCTTGTGATACATCTAAGTTAATAATAGACGCACTCACCGCTGATAAATCTCTTACAAATATTTTATTACTACTAAGGTCTCTAATATTTGCTTGTGATACATCTAAAGTAATAGTTGTAATATTAATAGCTGATAAATCTCTAACAAATATCTTATTACTTGATAAGTCTCTAATATTTGCTTGTGATACATCTAAAGTAATAGTTGTAATATTAATAGCGGATAAATCAGTTACATATAAATGGTTTAGTGATATGTCTCTACTCCATACAATACCATCATATGTACTTGTCAATACACCACCTACACCACTATTATCATATATATCATACAAATATCTCGTCTTTGTTGAACCACTCACATCTAGAGTATAATTAATTTGATTAACAGAACCGTGACCAATACCTACATTTCCATTATTTGTATTATAGATATCATTTTCGTTCCCAGTAAGACTCCAAAAAGAACTACCACCTACATTACTAGCATCCGCATAAACTATTTCTTTAGTGGCTGAATTATACTGTAATACATATTGTAGACCATTCATAAATCTAATAGGTGCGACATATAAACGGTCGGTTGATTGACTACTTATATCTTGTCCTGTAGCATTTATTATTATAGTATTATTATGTTGTGGTTGAATTCCAGCAGCACTATAACCTATAGCAATTGAATATTGACCTTGTGAATATTTACCCGCATCTTGACCTATCGCTATAGCGTTATTACTTTGGTCTTTATATCCAGCATTATAACCTATTGCTATAGCACTTGAATTTTGTCCAGTTGAGCCAGCATAATAACCAATTGATATAGAATTAATTTCCTGATTTGTTCCTCCAGCATATCGCCCTATTGCTATGCTGCTATCTTTTTGATAATATTTACCTGCTTCATAACCTATAGCAATACTGTAATTATCTTGATTATCATTACCCGCATTATTTCCTATTGCTACACTATAATTACCTTGTTGATTTTGTGCTGATAAATAGCCCATAGCGATACTATTAACACCTTGTTGATTTTGAGCAGATGAATAACCCATCGCAATACTATTAGCTCCTTGCTGATTTTGAGCAGATGAATAACCTATAGCAATACTATTAGTATCTTGTTGATTTTGAGCAGATGAATAACCTATAGCAATACTATACTCTTTTTGGATTGAATCTCCAGCATCTGTTCCTATTGCGATTGAATGTGTTCCTTGACTATTATATCCAGCGGATTCACCAATAGCTATAGCTTTTTCACGCTGTTTATTACGGCCTGCTTCTACACCAATTGCTATTGAATTTACATTTTGGTCATCATAACCAGCTCTATAACCTATTGCTATAGCTCCCGATTTTTCACCTGATAAACCCGCATTATATCCTATTGCTATCGCATATGAACCCATATTCGTATCACCAGCAAGTCGCCCATATCTTATATTGTCGGTCTGTATTCTCGTTTCTCCAGATACATCAAATAGATAATTAGCATATGCTGATACGTTCAGACCGAATGAACCACTCACATCTAAATTGAAATTAGGATTAACTCCTAAACCTAATCTATCCAATCCAGGATTATATATGAGTTTCTGTGTATCTACTCTCAACTTTTGATAACCACTATTATCAACAAAAGTTATATAGCAAGTCCTATTATCATTTGTATCTATAATATTGATACTCGCATCTATTCTACCGGCTATAATATCTTTAACTATTAAACTAGAAATATCTGCGTTAATGATTGACGCATTTACAGATGATAAGTCACGAACGAATATCTTATTACTTGACAAATCTCTAATATTTGCTCTAGATACATCCAAATTAATGATTGACGCATTAACTGCTGACAAATCTCTTACAAATATCTTATTACTGGATAAGTCTTTTATATTTGCTTGTGATACATCCAAGTTGATGATTGAAGCATTGACGGCTGATAAGTCTCTAACAAATATCTTATTACTTGACAAGTCTCTAATATTCGCTTGAGAGACATCCAAGTTAATAATAGAAACATTAACTGCTGATAAGTCTCTAACGAATATCTTATTACTTGACAAATCTCTAATATTCGCTTGTGATACATCCAAGTTAATAATAGAAGCATTAACTGCTGATAAGTCTCTAACAAATATCTTATTACTTGATAAATCTCTAATATTCGCTTGTGATACATCCAAGTTAATAATTGAGGCATTTACAGCAGATAAGTCTCTAACATCTAGTCTTATTATCGTAGCATTTACTGCTGATAAGTCTCTAACAAATATCTTATTACTAGATAAATCTCGTATATTCGCTTGCGATACATCCAAATTGATGATTGATGTATTCACTCCTGATAAATCTCGAACGAATATTTTATTACTTGATAAATCTCTAATATTCGCTTGTGATACATCCAAGTTAATAATTGAAACATTGATGGCTGATAAGTCTCTAACAAATATCTTATTACTGGATAAGTCTTTGATATTCGCTTGTGATACATCTAAATTGATGATGGATACATTTACTGCTGATAAGTCTCTAACAAATATTTTATTACTGGATAAGTCTTTTATATTTGCACGAGATACATCCAAATTAATTATGGAGACATTCACTGCTGATAAGTCTCTTACAAATATCTTATTGCTAGATAAGTCTTTTATATTTGCTTGTGATACATCCAAGTTAATAATAGAAACATTCACTGCTGATAAGTCTCTAACAAATATCTTATTACTTGACAAGTCTCTAATATTTGCTCTAGATACATCCAAGTTGATTATTGAAGCATTAACTGCTGATAAGTCCCTAACAAATATCTTATTAGTTGACAAATCTCTAATATTTGCTCTAGATACATCCAAGTTGATAATTGACGAATTTACAGCTGATAAGTCTCGTACAAATATCTTATTACTTGACAAGTCTTTTATATTAGCTTGTGATACATCCAAGTTAATAATTGAAACATTTACAGCAGATAAGTCTCTAACATCTAGTCTTACTATCGTAGCATTTACTGCTGATAAGTCTCTAACAAATATCTTATTACTTGACAAGTCTCTAATATTTGCTCTAGATACATCCAAGTTGATTATTGAAGCATTAACTGCTGATAAGTCCCTAACAAATATCTTATTAGTTGACAAATCTCTAATATTTGCTCTAGATACATCCAAGTTGATAATTGACGAATTTACAGCTGATAAGTCTCTAATAAATATCTTATTACTACTTAGATCTTTGATATTAGCACTAGACACATCCAAGTTAATAATTGAAGCATTCACTGCTGATAAATCTCTTACAAATATCTTATTACTAGATAAATCTCGTATATTCGCTTGTGATACATCCAAGTTAATGATTGAAGCATTGACTGATGATAAGTCTCTAACAAATATCTTATTACTTGACAAGTCTCTAATATTAGCATTACTAACATCCAGACGACTAATATATGAATAAGAAACATCTAAATTTATGATTGACGTATTCACTGCTGATAAATCTTTAACAAATATCTTATTACTTGATAAATCCCTAATATTTGCTTGTGATACATCTAAATTTATAATGGACACATTCACTGCTGATAAATCTGTTACATATAATCGGTTTAATGATATATCTCTACTCCATATAATACCATTATATGTGCTCGTTAATATACCACCTACACCACTACTATCAATATAATCATATATATATCTTGTATGAAAAGAACTACTCACATCTAAATTATAATTAGGATTTATACCGATACCTAATCTATCTAATCCTGGATTATATATGAGTTTTTGTGTATCTATTCGTAATTTTTGATATCCACTATTATCAACAAAAGTTATATAACAAGTGCGGACATCATTTGTATCTAATATATTGATACTTGCGTCTATTTTACCACCTATAATATCTTTAACAGTTAAACTGGAAATATCAGCATTTATGATTGAAGCATTTACAGCAGATAAGTCTCTAACAAATATTTTATTACTTGATAAGTCTATAATAGTCGCTTGTGAAACATCTAACCTATTTAATGAAATATCTCTACTCCATATAATACCATTATTAGAGCTTGTTAATATACCACCAATACCACTGCTATCAAGATAATCATATATATATTTGGTATGAAAAGAACTACTAACATCAAGATCATATTGTGGATTTGATGTATTAATACCTACTCTATTATTATTATGAACTACGTATAATGTATTACCTATGTTAGCACTATTATCAATAAAAAGGCTTTTATATGAATGAATATCACCACTAACATCTAACCTATAAATAGGTATTGTTATTCCTATACCAACATTACCGGTTAGATTAGCGTTATATATATTATTGCCGTTGGGTATCCATAAATTATCACTAATATCAGCAACATCAATCCATTTAATACCATTAGGTGTAGATGATAAAACTTGTCCATTGTTACCAGATAAATCTAAATAATCATATATATATATTGTATGAAATGAGTTACTAACATCCAAATTATATAGGGGATTATTATTATTAATACCGACATAACCATTATTGTTGATATAAATAGTATTATTATTAATACGTATTGGATTATTTGAACTAATATCAAAGAATCCACCTGCTCCACGAATAATAGACATATCATCACAAAAAACTATAGATGATACATCTAATAATGAATTACAATTAAAACTGACATCGGCATATGCTGGATATAAATACCATAAATTACCACTACCACCACCCGAGATATCAGCCAGACGGGCGGCATCATTTAGATTTACAGGTGGTCCCAAATTAGTGATACGGAACCCATTAGCATCAAGGTCAGACTGCATTGGATTACGGACATAATCGTTATTATTATTAAAAAAGTCGATCTGCCGTTTAATGTAATCACCCTTATAACTCATTATAATTTATATGATTAAAATAAATATTCTTATACGCACGATAATTATTATTATTTTAACAAACTATAATAAATATAAATGACCGGTGGTCTTATGCAATTAGTTTCATATGGTTCTCAAGATATATATTTAACAGGTAATCCACAAATGACCTTTTTCAAATTTGTTTATAAAAGACATACAAACTTTGCTATTGAACAAATGGAACAATCATATATTGGTAGCGCATTATTAGGACGAAAAATAACTTGTAATATAGCTCGTGATGGTGATTTACTATATAGATTATATCTTGAATTAGAATATAGTAATCAAAATATAGAAGATGAATATTTTGGTTTTCAATTAATTGATTATATTGACCTTGAAATTGGTAGCCAATTAATACAAAGATTACCAGGGGAATGGATGATGTTATGGTATGATTTAACAAATACTTATGATAAGATGACAATATTAGATGATATGGTTAGTGTCACTGCTCAAGAATTATATATACCCTTACCATTATTTTTTTGTAGAAATGCGGGTTCTGCTTTACCATTAGTAGCTTTACAATATCACGATGTGAAACTACATATATATTTTAAAAATGCTGAAAATATTTCAAATAGTGGTGATATAACAAAGTGTAGTATATGGTGTGATTATATATTTTTAGATACTGATGAAAGAAAATTATTTGCTAAAAGAAGTCACGAATATTTAATAGAACAAGTTCAATTTGTATCAACAAAAATAGATATTAATAAAACTTATTATTCACAAGATTTAAAATTTGCTCACCCTGTTAAAGAACTTATATGGGTTATTCAGGATGTTAGTGGTGATTCTAAATATTACATAGATAGATACGAACAAGTAGTATCAGCTAATATTACAATGAATGGTATTGACCGATTCAAAAAAAGAAAAGGAAAATATTTCGTTGATGTTCAAAGATATGAATATCATACAGGTGTAGGTATAGCATTAGGTTTGCCATATACACACATATATTCGTTCTCTTTATATCCGGATGATTTAGCACCAAGTGGAACTTGTAATTTTAGTCGTTTAAATAATGTAACTTTGAATATAGATTTATCACAAAGCAATATGATTACGGATTTAGGTAATTTTAGTAATAATACAGCTTATAGACTGTTAAATGTATATGCGCCAAATTATAATGTATTAAGAATAATGAGTGGTATGGGTGGTTTAGCATATTCATTATAAAGTATTGTATTTTCAAATTATATGATTATTTGAAAAAACAAAGTCCACAAAAAGGGGAAAATATAAATAAATAAATAAAATCAAAAAAGTCTCGGGCTTTTTAGGAAAAAGCCTGCCAAAAAAACAGTCACGGTCTCCAAAAGTTGGCAATTCATCTACATCCGCGGTGAAGATAAATATGCCTAATCTAATAGTGTAGCTACAAAATAGATGGGTCTATCATATCAATATGAATCATCTTTTATTAAACTATAAAGGCTATAATAGTTAGACCAGTAATATCCATAATAAAATATTACAAATAAATAATGATAAATTGAATATGAATGGGAGCTATTAATACATCTAATTAAAGTGCCTAATTCTAATTAGGAAATCAATAAACTCATATATATATTAGAAAATATTTTAACTATTTAACTGTTTTATATATACAGTATATACAACCCTATATATACTATATATTACACCTAAATAAAGGCTTTAAGTAGTTATTTTAGAGATTTCGTAAGTTGAAAAGCTCAATTTAACGCAGTAAATTTCCTGTAATCACATCACCCAATTCATCTATTAAAGTTCCTATATATCTCTTATAATTATTAAAAAATACTAATATATATCTCTTATCATTTAATATTATCTCATATGAACTACTATTCAACTTCTTATATTCTCCATATTTCTCTGATAAAGGATACAATATCTTATTATTCTTCATAAAAGTTATCGTTCCATTACATCCATTCACCATATTTCCTGTTGTATATGTTTTACCAATTATATTGAAAAACTGTTCATTTCCATTTAAATTATTCCCGGACATATGTGTCTCTATTATATTTATCATATCATATTCATTATCATCTTCTTCTTTTTGAGTATTCATAGTATGTACTAAATCTAAAAATCCAGCACGCATATAATAACCACTCTTCTTATTTATATAAGAATGTATACTACATATATTCACATCTCTTGATATACATTCCTTTATATATTTTATCATCTTTTCATCATCTTCTTCAAAATACTTTAACTCCTTAACTATATCTATTAATCTTCTTGAATTTCTCATTATAAAATTATTTTTTAATAATTTTCCATTTATATAGTCTAACGATATTGTATATTTATCCATACACAATATTCTAACTATATCCATTATTGATAACTCATAATTCACTATAAAACTATAATTATATAATACACATACATATTCATCATCTAATATACGTCTTGAAGTATATTCTAACCGATTATAAAAAGAATTGAATAATTTTGAATATTGATGAACGAATACATAATTATTCTTTTTACAATATTTATAAATACTCTTCTTACAATTCTCTAATACATCATTTATCTTATCTGTCAAATATAATATTGTTATTTTTGGCCTATATATCTTGATATGATAATATTCATCATTCTCTTTTTTAAATAATATTTTATATCCATATATAAGTGTCCATTTAAAATCTATATCTAATATCAATTTTGTAAAAGTTGAACTTTTTTCAATAAATAGTTCTACATCATTTTTCATTATATTTATTATATCTAATATCTCATCTTCCAAATATAAATAATTACTTCCTATTACTATATAATTTTCTATAATAGATTGTGTATTATTATTCTGTATATATTGGACTACATTATTTATAAAATTATTTATTAATTGTTCACTTGGTAAATAAACAATATTTTTATTATTCATAACTGAATTTATAATATTATACAATAAATTTATGATAATAAAAAATATGTATATTATAAATTCTACTTTATGCCTGGAGCTACTCTACAACTTACAGCATATGGTGCTCAAGATATATATTTAACAGGTAATCCACAAATAACATATTTTAAATTCATATATCGTCGCCATTCTAACTTTTCTATTGAATCTATTAATATTTACGATAATGACTATAATGTTAATATGGGTTCCCGTGTTATTACTAAAGTCCCTCTAAATGGTGATTTACTATCTACCATATTTTTAGAAATTACTATGGATATATCCAGTATCGTTAGTACTTATTATGGCTATCAACTTATTGACTATGTTGATTTTACTATAGGTAGTCAATTAATAGATAGACAATATGGAGAGTGGATGGCTATTTGGTGTGACTTAACTTATCCAGTTGATAAATTACAAATGTTAGATGATATGCTTTCATCAACCGATGATAAACTTTATATACCTTTACAATTCTGGTTTTGTCGTAATCCGGGTCTTGCTATTCCATTAGTCGCATTACAATATAACGAATGTTATCTTTCAATTCACTTTAAAGATGCTAATAAAGTTACTGGTAGTGCTAATATTACTAATCTCAAAATATATGCTGACTATTTTTATTTAGATACCGATGAACGACGATTATTCATGAATAATACACACCAATATTTAATTGACCAATTACAAGTATACGAATCTAAAGCTATACAAACTACAGATACAAAATATCACCTTGATTTTCAATTCTTCCACCCTATTAAAGAACTCGTATGGGTTATACAAGATACTTCTGATAATTCATCATATAATATAGATAATTTTGAGAAATGTAAAAGTGCTGTTTTACAGTTTAATGGTCAAGACCGATTTTCACTTAGAGACGGTTCTTATTTTACTAAAGTTCAACGATTCCAATATCATAAAGGTTCCGGAGCTAATTCAGCACTTCCATACATTCATATATACTCTTTTGCAATTAATCCAGAAGAACATCAACCGTCTGGCTCTTGTAATTTTAGTCGTCTTGATAATACTTTATTAACACTAAATTTAGATACTACTACACTTATAAGCAGTGCTTCATATCGTTTAGTTAGATTATATGCTATTAATTATAATGTATTAAGGATTACTAATGGTATGGGTGGTCTTGCTTATACATCTTAAAAAAATGCGTATAGATATTAATTGAAATATCTATTCTAAAATAAATATTTCAATGATAATATTCAATAAAAATAATTATCAATGTAATCCTAATGACTATCCACCATTTCGTCACGATGAGTACAATAGTCTTAAACTATTTCCTATTATAGGCAAATTAGAAAGATATTCCGGATTACTTTATGATTTAGCTGAAATAATTGAACATCCAACCTTATTCGTATATGGTCTAAAATATAGTTCTTTTATATCTTATGAATGTCATTCTTACTTTGATAAAATTTATATTATTAATGACCATTTAGATATGAACGAATATGAAAATACAACAGTCAATTTATCCGAACTGAATTTAGAAGATAATGTTTCTATTGAAAATGATTTTATAAATTTTCAAAATAATAATATTGTCTTTTTTTATGAACTCAATAATAATTATATTGATTTATTATTATCTGTTAAACCATTATTATTAACTACATTTAATCAACAATTAAAAGATGGTTATACTTATTCATATAAATTATCTAATAGTGATTATTATTTATATATCCCAAATGATTTATATGAACCATTTTTAAAAGAGTTTCATTATTATTTGAAAAATGATGAACTTGATTATGATAATTTAATTCACTTATGTATTATGGTTAAAAATGGTGGTAGCGACTTTAAAGAAATGTTAGAACGTAATTTATCTATTATTGATAGATGGACTATTTTAGATACTGGTAGCACTGATGAAACTCTTGAAAATATTAATAATATACTTGTTGGTAAAAAGAAGGGTAAGTTATATCAAGAACCATTTATTAATTTCCGTGAAAGTCGTAATCGTTGTTTAGAATTAGCTGGTATGAAGTGTAAATATAATTTAATGTTAGATGATACTTACGTAATTGAAGGTGAATTGAGAGACTTTTTAAATACTGTAAGAAGTGACCAATTCGCGGATTCATTCAGTCTTCTAATTAAGAGTAATGATACCGAATACTACTCTAATCGTATTACTATTACTCAATATAAATTGAGATATATATATACTATTCACGAAGTTATACAAGGTGATAATAATGTAAATGTTGTTATTCCAGCACAAAAATCGTGGATATTAGATTTAAGAAGTGATTATATGGAAAAAAGAACTATGGATAGAAAACGATATGACTTAAAATGTCTATTTGAAATGATTGATGAAGAACCTGATAATCCACGTCACTTATATTATATCGCACAAACATATAATTTATTAGAAGATTATGAAAAAGCGTCTGAATGGTTCTATAAAAGAGCTTTCCATCCTAAAGAAGGATTTGACCAAGAAAAGATTGATGCCCTTTTTGAAATGACCAGAATGTATAACTTTAAATTGAATAGACCTTGGAGTGAATGTGAAAAATGGTATAAATTAGTTCATGAATGGGACCCTGAAAGACCAGAAGCATCATACTTTATAGGTATTCATTATTATTTAGAAGGTGATAAAAAAACAGCTTATGAATATATGAAACGTGGATTTGAAATTGGGTTTCCAATACATAGACAATATTCATTAAAACCTACTCTATCATATCATTTCTTACCTAAGTTTTTAGCTGAATTATGTTATACTTTTAATGATTATGAATTAGGACAAAAAGCTTGTGAATTATTTTTACAACATAATAAATCAACTGAAGATCAATATCAAACAATGGTTGATTATTATAATATATTCCGTTTCGTTAATAGAATGGAACCATTACAACCTACTCCTACTATACCAGATAAAAAAGTATTTGCTTTTGTTGCTGATGGTGGATTTAAAAAGTGGACTGGTTCAAGTATATTGAAAGAAGGTGTTGGTGGCTCTGAAACTTATATTATTGAAATGGCTAGATATGTTGCTAAACATAGTGATTATGAAGTTGTTGTATTTTGTAATTGTGAAAATGATGAAATATTTGAAAATGTTAAATATCTCCGTTTAGATGCTTACTTTCATTATATTACACGATTAGAAATAGAACATTGTGTTATTAGTCGTTTTAGTGAATATATTATGCCTGCTGTGAAAGGATATGTTAAAAATATTCATTTAGTCGTTCATGATTTAACTATGAGTGGTAATATGATACCTTTTAATGATAAAATGAAAAATATATTCTGTTTAACTGAATGGCACGCTTCATATTTAGCTTCTATATTTAGCCAACTTAAAAATATTATATCTCCATTACATTATGGTATTGACTTTAAAAACTTCATATTTAGAGAATATGATAAGAAAATACCTCATTCATTTATTTATTCATCATTTCCTAATCGTGGTTTAATTGTATTATTAAAAATGTGGCCTCGTATTCTTCAAAGATATCCGGATGCTACTTTGAATATATTTGCTGATTTAAATAATCAATGGGCTAATACTAATTATCCAGAAGAACTTGCTGAAATAAAACGTATGATGAATGAAGAATATAGTAATGAAAAGTCTATTACATTACACGGATGGGTTAATAAGGAAACATTAGGACGTTATTGGAGAATGAGTGATATATGGTTTTATCCTTGTAAGTTTAAAGAAACTTTCTGTTTAACAGCATTAGAAGCAGCATTAAGTAAAACATTTGCTATCACTAATAATTTAGCAGCTTTAGAAAATACTGTAGGTAATAGAGGTATTGCTATTGAAGGAGATGTATTAACTGATGAATGGCAAAATCGTTCATTTGAAGCAATATGTAATTATATAGATAGTAAAGAAAAAGAAGTATTAGTTGAAAAGAATTATCAATGGGCTCTAACGCATTCGTGGGAAAATCAAGCATTAAAATTATTAGAAATGGTTAATAAAACTGCTAATGTTGGTAATAATGCTTATAATATTTATTCAAATATAGACCCACCATTATCTGAAAAATTAATATCTATTGAAAATATAGGTCGTTTTATTAGTTATAAAGATGATTGGATAACAAAACATATTAATAATAATGGTGACTGGGAATCAGAATTGAATAATATTTTTAAAGAGTTTATTAATGATAAGTCTAATGTTATTGATGTGGGTGCTTATATTGGAACTAATACTGTTAAAATGGCACGTCTTGCTAAAAAAGTTTATGCGTTTGAACCATTTAAGAAAACTTATGATATATTGAATACTAATTTATTAATAAATAATATTGATAACGTTGAATTACATAATTGTGCAGTTGGTAATGAAAATAAAGTAATTAATAAAATGTGGTTCCCTAAAATGGATGTTCTCAATATGGGTTTAAATATGGGTGCTATGCGTATTAATAGAGATAATAGTTTAGTTAATGATTGTGTTGTAATTAATAGTGAAATGAAGAGATTAGATGATTTAATTGACATTAATACTAAAATTGATTTAGTAAAGATAGATGCGGAAGGATGTGAAATAGATATTTTAGATGGTATGATGAATATTATATTGAAACATACTCCCGTAATAATAATTGAAAATTGGAAAGATTGTGATTATAAAAAACTGACTAAGATTGGATACCAATTAGTATATCAATTTAATGAAAATAGTGTATATAAATTGATTGATAAGTTTAAGAGTAATGGATTGAACTATGGCGGTATGTATAATTGGACACACGATCTACCACCAAATACAATTCATATTTTTGAAAATGTATTAATGAAATTAAAAGATAGAGAACACATTGAATTGTTAGAAGTTGGATGTTATGCGGGTACTTCTATGATAAAAATGTTAGAATTATTGCCAAATGCGAATGGAACTACTATTGATAGATGGATAAGTTATAATGAAAATACTCTTAAAAATGGTAAAGTTGAAACATTATCAAATATGGAACAAATTAATGTTGAAAATATATATTATGAAAATGTTAAGTTTGCAAATATGGAAAATAGAATAACGCATTTAAAAGGTGATTCCGTTGATATGTTATTAAAATTGATTAAAGAAGAAAAGAAATATGATTTTATTTATATTGATGGTAGTCATAAATGTATTGATTGTTATGCTGATTGTTTATTAAGTTGGCAATTATTAAATAGTGGTGGTATTATGGCTATTGATGATTATTTATACGACCATTTTAATAATAATATATTAGAAATGCCTTTATATGGAGCACAACATTTTTTAAATAGATATAATAATGATTATGTTTTATTAGATAAAGGTTATCGTGTTTTCATACAAAAGAAATAATAAATATAATAAATCTAAATTATTATATTTACTATTTTAAATCCATTTATAAGGTCCATCTCCTTTAACAACTACATCTTTTTTATTAGGTTCTATATCTATACTTTGTCTTTTTCCGTGAGCAATCCAGTAAAAAGAACCGTTTGTTCCATATACTTTGAATGAATTATCATTAATTTCACTTACATTATATAATTGTTCTGTATCATTATGCGGATTATATATAGGTGATATATGAATTGTAAAGTCTGTTGCGATATGTGATGAATATTCGGGCATTGTTATTGTTGTCATTATATTATTTCGTATCGTTCCTTTACCACGATAATATACACCTGCTTCAGGACCTTCAATACAAGCATGAACTAAATATTTATTATTATCGGTAGGATGTTTTATAACGAAAGTTTTATCAAAATTACTTAAAGAAGATGATACTACAATTTCACCTGAAGGTGTTATAGTTGGTTCATATAATAATAGATTGCCACTTGTATCACCTGTTCTTATAGGTGCTATAAATAAACCAGCTACATTTACATCACTTAAATCTGTACCTGTAGCATTTATGATAATTGAATTATTTTGACCTGTTCTACCTGCTAAATACCCTATTGCAATAGACGAGTTAGTACCTTGACCCGTATATCCTGCTTGATATCCAATTGCAATAGAACGTGTACTTTGATTATAAGCGCCTGCTTCTATACCAATAGCGATACAAGATGTATTTTGGGTACTCAAACCTGCATTAGTACCGATTGCTACAGAATTACCCAATTGGCTTATATAACCTGCTTGTGAACCAATCGCGACTGATTGAGACCCTTGAAATGATGAACCTGCTAATGAACCAATTGCTAAAGCACCGGTTCTTTGTGATGTATATCCCGCAAGATTGCCAATTGCTAATGATGCTGTAGAACTACCAGTAAAGCCTGCTTGATAACCTATAGCAATATTTCCTAAATAGGTCGCAAATCCAGCTTGATAACCAATCGCAATAGAACCGGTACCTAATCCTACAAATCCAACTTGATAACCTATTGCAATACTATTTGTCCCTTGTTGAGAACGTCCTGCATTATAACCAATAGCAATACTATTGATACCTTGCGTATGCCTACCTGCTTCAGCACCAATAGCAATAGCACCGCTTCTTTGAAAAGAATTTCCTGCACGAATTCCTATAGCAATACCAGAAGCACCTTGCGTAATTTCACCAGCACTAGTACCAATAGCTATTGCGGCTGATGCTTGAGACGCATTTCCAGCACGATAACCAATAGCAAGACCATAAGTACCTTGTGTAAGTTGACCTGCCTGATAACCTATAGCGCAAATAGCACTTTGTCTTTGACCGCTAAATCCGGTTTGAAAGCCAATATTTACGGTAGCCGTTCCATTTGTATTAAAACCAGATTCACTCCCAATACAAACACTACTTAATCTTGCTGAACGTCCCGCATCACTTCCTATAACAGTAATAGTATTCGAACTTGGATTAACTGCTGATCTTGCGCCTATTGCTATACTAGTGGTACCAAAAGCAGTAAAACCTGACCTATAACCTATAGAAATTGAACTACTGCCTCCGGTTAGTGTTTCGTAACCAATAGCAACCGCATTAGTCGCTAATGTATTACTACCCGCAAGTGCTCCAATTGCTATGGATTGTACACGAGCAAATGTTTGTCCTGCTCGATTTCCTATTACAACTGAACCTGAAGCCTGTGTAGATGAACCGGCTAATGTACCTATAGCTATACTATTTATACTTTGTCCTGTAAGTGCGGATGAATTTCCTATAGCGATAGAAGCAGTTCCTTGTGTATTTTTACCTGCTTGAGAACCTATTGCGATTGTTTGTGTTCCTTGAACTATTTGACCAGCATTAAGACCAATTGCTATAGCATAAAGACCTTGTGATGCGTTTCCGGCTTCATAACCAATAGCTATAGTATTACTACGTGATTGATTTTTTCCAGCATCTATACCTATTCCTATATTACTATCAGGACCACCTGTTAAACTCGAGTTGGAACAAGCACCACTACCAATAGCAACTATATTTTTTGGTATATTCGTTATAGTTTGTAATGCTTGATAACCAATAGCTACA